GTCATATAAGTCCTTACTAGCTTCACAGTCGTATATAGTAATCGGTTCAGTTATTACCGGCTCAGGCTGTAAAGCTTCCTTCTCACATGAGATAAAAGCTGTTGAAATTAATACTAAGATTGCTGTGTTTAAAATTGTGTTTTTCATAATTGTTTTTTTTTAAAAAATTGTGTTTTGTTAATTAATTGCGTCAAAGATAATAAATCTTTTCTAATTCGCAAGCTTTTTAAGATAATGTTTCATAAAATTTTCTAGCCATCCTTACAGCTACCTTCATTTTTTGTATATCCTCAACGGTTAAATCTACCTGAAAGGCTTTAATTCTTTTCTCTGTTGGGATTTTTGAGATATCAAAGTACTTAATAACTTCGTCCTCGGTTTCTCTTGATACTTCTGCACCCTCTCCACGTTTCCAGCTTACTCTTCTCATTTCGTCAAGTATTAAATTCTGAGGAGTAGGTACTAAGCAATAGCATAGAAAGCTCTTAGTTCTACCTGTTAGCCACATGTAAGCCTTTAATTGCCATTCATAAAGGCTATTCTTTAAATCAGTATCAAAGAATGGAAATGTAGCAGCAGACCAACTAGACTTGACATCTATTACACTGTCACCTGTTAATACATCTGGCGTACCATGTATGAAATCATTTTCAAAATACTCATCATTCTTAAAAAGAAAGTCTTTCTCTAGCAATATGCTTGCAAGCTCAATAGAGGCGTTCTCTACTTCGTTCCCTTTGTCTAAGTACTTGGAGTTGATTTCTTGCTTAATACCGAACTCACGCTCTAAATATAGCTCTGTAATGTAGCTCTTTGCTCCTTTGCTTAGTTCTGGCTCTGCATCTCTCTTGAGTAGTAACGTATCTCTTAGCTCTGCTTGTTTCTCTGTCAGCTTAATCTTAGCCAGCAACCCATTTAGGGTTACTAGCTGCTTCTGAGTAATACTTGTTTTACTGTCTGTTGCCATTAGCTTACCAAGCTGTGAGGCTCTTATCTTTAAGTCTTTCATTACCCTAGTCTTTTAAGTTGCTCAGCAGTTAACTTAAAGCCGTTAATAATCTGCTCTTTTTTGATTGTACCTTTCTCGATTGCTGCAAGAGCTTTCTCGAATCTGTCGCTAGGTAGAGGTTGTTTCGCTGCGTCTGTATCTACATCTGTAACAATACCGAGCATCGAGCTAAGGCTGTAACGACGGAAGTACGTCACGCCCGAACCGGCAGACTGGAAAATATTCATCCGGCTAGCTTCGTCCTGTGGAATCTCTGTAATACTCTCGATAGTTTCACCGGTTTCTACATGGAATAAAATAGTTTGGATTGAATTCCCCTGTAGTAATTGAGTAAATCCTAGGCCATTCTTTGCCAAAATTGGATTGATAACTTCAAAGATAGCTGGAAGGTCAGCATACTTGTAGTTATGGCCGCTAGTTGCTTTAGCGATAACAGGGCACTCCTGTTGGAATGCAGATAAACTGCGGTAAATACTAACTTTTCTTTTTTCTAATTCTTCGTTAAATGTGTTCATAATTGTTTTTTTTTGTAAAATTAAGCATTCTTCTTCAATGCTGCAAGTTTTTCTTGAAATTTCTTTTTTAGTTTTCTTAATTCGTCCCTTGTAGGCTTGTATTCTTTATGTGCTAATTCGTGTAATTTAAGCAACCTCTCTGCTCCTATTCTTTTCTGTATGCCTATTTGGTACTGTATAAGATTTCCATGCTTATACTGATTGCAAGCGACACACTGCGCGTGAATATTATCCAGGTTAAACGTGATATTTTTATGGCCAAACGAGCTAAAATAATGACCGGCGTCAAACTTAGAGGATAAATCACAGCCACATGATATACAGCCTTTATTCTTATCTCGCTCTCTAATAAAAGCATTGCAAACTACCTGCACCTCCTTCATTAAATCAGATACAGTCTTCAGTTCTTCCTTTTTAGCTTTCTTCTTTTTGCTCCATTTGCTGAGAGCTTTCTTTTTTAGCTCCTCAAAATAGAGGTCATTACATTCATCCGCATCGCAAAACTTACGGTTAAAGCTTCGAGGTTCAAATATAGCTTTGCAGTTCTTACATTTTGCCATCAGGATAAAGTTTTAAATTGTGAATAAGGTCTTAACGGTCTCTTGGCTCTACGTTCTCTATCTCTGAAGGCCTTAAATACCTTCTCTATCATTCCTATTACTATTCTCTTTTCTGAAACAGGAACACTGAACCTGAAATAGTCTATTTCTATCTCATAATACTGCTGGCCTACAAGCTCCATGACTCCGATAACATTGTCATTAATTACTATCTCGCTCTGGTAGTTGGATATTTTATTAAATTTCACCATCTTAAAAATCGTTATTTTGATACATATTTAAATTAGAAACAGGCGCAACTTGTGGCTCTGCAAATTTCTTCTGACCATCTATGAATTCATAAAAGCTTCCCTTCTTAACATCGTAAGAGAATTGAACCTCTCCCTGTATTCCCACTATTCTAGGTTTAGCCTTGTTTATTTTTACGGCAGTAGTTGTAGAACCGAATTCTCTATGCACCATGATAATTGATTTGCCATTGTTAGCCCATTCAGAACCTCCTTTTAAGTCATGCATGTCAGGCATCTGAGTCTGTCCATCAATCTTCTTACCGCTTTTCGGGTGTATAATGGTATGAAAGTGTAAGGCATTACGCTCAGATAACTCATTTCTGAATGATAGACAATCTTCTAGGTATTGGTCGTATCTCATACCAGCCGGTACAGGATGACTCATATAATTCCATGAATCAATTACAGCAGAAAAGATACCTAGTTCTTTTTGATTGTCAACCGCAAACTGCCAGAACTCTTTAGGGCTTACTGCTTTCGAGTTATTACCCTTTTTAGGGTCTAAGATTTTGAAGTACTCCAGAACTATTGGAAGGTAGTAATCCATCTCTTCAGCCGTTACCCTATTCTCAATAAGTACCTTGTTACCTTCGGCATTTATATAGAATTCCTCAAATTGCTTTCCGCTCATTTTGTGTATAAGCTTAGCTATAACCTCCTCAATAGTACCAGCGTCTGGCATGTGTATAAGGTGCTTATGTCTGTAATGTCTTGAGCAGTACTTCAAACAATCTAGTAGGAATTCTGTCTTACCACTTCCCGGTAATCCTGACCAATCTGTACAGCCTCCTTCTTTGATGCTATAGAACGGCGCTAAGCTCTTGAAACCTAAATCGTATACTACGCCTCCACCTGTCTTGTAATAATCCATTAGGCGGTCTCTAATCTCTTCTTTTTTTACTATGTCCATTTTTTTATCCTTTATAAACGTGTTTTGTATTCCATCTTCTTACCTCTAGATTATGCTGGAATACTCTAATATATTCCTGCCCTTCTGGAGTGTCATAATTTTCCGGCTTAGGAGGTTCAGGTAATAGCTCTTTTAATTTAGACGTTACAATATCCTTAGCTAGATTACCCCCTGTGCTTTTGTTGTTATCATAAAAAAGCCCCTGCCATCCGTTAGCTATACTTTTATCCATATTTTTACGGATAAGTAAAGAATTGTTATCTTCAAACTGTTTCGCAAGTTGCTTCATTCCTTGACTTGTCTTTATGGGCTTACCTAAATCTTTTTTATACTCTAGCCACTCTTTGAATAGTTCATTCTTATGAGAATCTGACAAAACAGGAATCTCAATCTTTTTTATATTTTTCTTTTTATTCTTATCATTCTTTTCATTCTTTTCATTCTTGTTAGTTGTTAGTTGTTTGTTAGTTGTTTGTTGGCTGTTTGTTAGCTCGCTTGTTGGCTGTTGATATTTAGCATAGTTAACTACCTGTATCTTAGTACCTTGAGACGTGGAGACGCTTGTTATTTCGTTTGTTGATTTTAGGCGCTTTATACTTGTTCGAATTTGCTGAATACTGAGGCCTGTTTCCTTGGATAATACACTCAATCCTGTTACCGTTTCCCCTGCTTTTATAGTTGTTCCTCTGTAGTTCCTCTCCTTATGATTAGCCTTTAATAATAAATACATAAACAATCTAAAGGTGTTACCATCGTCAAACCATTCCCAATCCAATACGCTCCTATGGAGCTTTATATACCCTTCCATTTTTATTATAATTTTTCTGTTATATACTCTGCGAACTCTTCGCATTGTAGGACGTCCATAAACGCCTCCTTTTCTTCTTGTGTTAATTCATTAATTGCTCCCTGCAATCCGTTTAATTCTAAATCTGTAAAATCATTCATAACTGTTATTTTTTGTAAAGTTAATTATTTTTCTTTGATATCCTATCTTTGGTACTTAATTTTCTGCTGTAGCTGAATCAGGTCGGAGAAGTCTTTACACTTCAGCACCATCTCTTCGAGCGTCTCAGAGAATATCTCAGACAGTATTTTATTATTTAGGTCTCTGAAGTCTTTGTAGTCTTTAGATTCATTGTACAGGTTAAGAGTATGATGTACCCATGAATGAGACCGGCCAAAAAATCCACCTATATCTGTTAAGGTTAATCCTTCAGATAGTAAAATATTGCATAAAATTGCGCGGGTGTAAACAATAGACCGCTTTCTGTTGTTTTTGTTTAGTTCGTTTCTTAAAATGTAGGCTTTAATTTGCTCCTGTTTTTCGTTATTCATCTTATTTATTTTTATTGATTTCATTGTTAATATGTTTGAATGTGTCGCTATAGCTCATCCGTTCGTTTGGCTGTATTGTTTTAGCTATTTTAAGGCCCTTTAGCTTATTCTTTGGTGTAAATACATTATCTGCTGATTCGCTGCTCTTAAAACGGCTTAAAAAGGCCTGTATCTTTTCGTTATTATTCATCTTAATAATATTTATGTAATCTTTCATAGTCTCTCATGGCATCGAATTCCATATCTTCATTACATGGTTCGCTTTCTTTGATGCTTCTTATTTCGTGCTTAATGTCATCGTCTAGGTATTCAGTTAAATTAATGTCCTCTAGGAATGCG